ACGAAAGGAGAACAAGGATGAATAAGCAATTAGAGAAAGACTCAACTTTTAATCAGTTTGATACTGACCATGATGGCGTAGTGACTGACGCTGAGTTGGCTAGATCAGAGCGAATGCTCACGATTGAGAACATGGACAAGATGGCAGACCAGCAGCGCGTGATGGCGTGGGCGGCTCTAGGCGCACCTCCTGTCTTAATTGCATTCCTTGCTTCTGCTTGGGTGACGCTTGAAAAAGTTAATGCTTTGGCAGGACTGACAACCACCTACTGTGCCGCCATGGGAACCATTGTGGTGGCATTCATGGCAGCACAAGCGTATGTGCGTGGTAAGGCTGAAGGATGAGTCTGTTTAATCCTTGGGTAATGCTTGCCCTAATTTGTGCATTTTTGGGTGTTGGTGCATTCTCATACTCAAAAGGCGAGGATGCTGAGTTTGATCGACAACAAATAAGAATTGCCAAGCTGAATGAAGAATCTAGACAAAAAGAGCAGGCCTTAGTGTCTGCTGTAACGACAACTGCGACACAACTTGTAAAGGCCAACAACAATGCCAAACTTCAAACCCAAAAGTTACATTCTGCTCTTGATGCTGGTACTCTCAGGCTGCGCCTCCCTGTCAAGGCCACCAGTTGCCCCGTACAAGCCTCCAGTGATTCCCCCATTGCCAGCGGAGATAGCAGTCAAGAGGGAGGCGAACTTGACGCAACGACTGCTAAAACTCTTATCGCCATCACAGACGATGGAGACGAAGCAATTAGACAGCTTACCTCCTGCCAGCAAGCCTACGAATCCATCTACCAAACCTTGAAGGAGAAACCATGAACCTGTCAGCAAACTTTACCTTGAATGAACTCACCAAGTCTGAGACTGCAACCCGTCTAGACATTGATAACACGCCTAATGAAGAACAAATAGAGTCATTGCGTTTGTTATGCGAAAACATCCTACAGCCAGTGCGTGACCACTTTGGTAAGCCTGTGAAGATTTCATCTGGGTTTAGGTGTAGTGCTTTGAATCAGGCGGCGGGCGGCTCGGCAACCTCAGATCATTGCAAAGGTCAAGCAGTTGACTTTGAAATTGATGGTGTTCCTAATCCTGAACTAGCAGACTGGATAGAGAGTAATCTCAAGTACACACAACTTATCTTAGAGTTTTACACTCAAGGTCAGCCAAATTCGGGGTGGGTTCATTGCTCATTTAACCCAGATAGCCTCAAGGCTCAGTCACTCACCGCCGTCAAGGTGGCAGGCAAGACTCAGTATTTGAATGGGTTGCAGGCATAGACAGGGCATAAGTGAAATAATGATGTCATGGCTAATAAGACTCAACAGCTCGAAGTCCCATCAATCCCAAGTCTGGGCTTTGCGCCGGAGGGGTATGAGCGCCGCTACTTTGGTGAAATCAATGGTGCATTGAATGGCTACTTCAGAAGTCTGATTAGTACGTTGGGTGCGCTGTTTGGTGTGCGTGGGGGAAAGTTCTTGAACGCACCTCATGGGGCGTTTCACGACTCGACTGATCAGGTGGCGGCAAGCACTACTGTTGCTACCGCCGTGATATTTGACACTACCGACATTTCCAATGGTGTCACGCTTTCAAACAGTTCAAGGCTCAATGTTGCAGACTCTGGTGTTTTTAACATCCAGTTTTCGATTCAACTTAAAAACACCATAAACGATGGTCAAGATGTGGACGTTTGGTTTCGCAAGAATGGAACAAACATAGACAACTCAAACAGTAGATTTCATATTCCTGCAAGAAAAAGCACTGGTGACCCTAGCCACATAATTGCCGCCTTGAATTTCTTTGTCTCATTAAATAGCGGCGATTATGTTGAAATCATGTATAAAGTTGACAATGTGGGCGTGACGATTGAACATTTTGCCGCCAGCGCCAGCCCGACACGGCCAGCAGTGCCATCAGCCATTGCCACTGTGTCTTTTGTCTCAAACCTACCGACAATATAGCCATGTACATACCAGTTAAATTACCACCAGGCGTTTATCGAAACGGCACAGAGTATCAGTCCACTGGTAGGTGGCATGATGCCAACTTGGTGCGCTGGTACGAAAACACACTGCGTCCTGTCAACGGATGGAGGGCAAAGTCGGCATCGACTGTGACCGGCGCTTGCAGGGCGATCATCACTTGGCGCGATGATGATGCAGACTCGTACATTGGGCTTGGCACTCACTCCAAGCTCTTTGTGATGGACGTTTTGGGTGTCTTGAAAGATGTCACACCCACTGGATTTACCACTGGCTTTGTTGATGCCACAAGCACCACCGGCTACGGCAAAAACCTCTACGGCAGTTTTGCCTATGGCGTGCCTCGACCCGACACTGGAACAGACAACGTAGCCACGACTTGGAGCCTTGACACTTGGGGCGAGTACCTGGTGGGTTGCTCGGACTACGACGGAAAGATTTATGAGTGGACTTTGGGTTTTGTAACGCCAACAATAGCAGCAGTGATCACCAACGCACCAACTAGCAACAAGTCTATTTTGGTGACTGCTGAGAGATTCCTGTTTGCGCTTGGCGCTGGCGGCAACCCTAGAAAAGTTCAGTGGTGCGATCAGGAAGACAACACGCTTTGGACACCAGCATCAACCAATTTAGCTGGCGATTATGAGTTGACCACATCAGGCAGTTTGATGGCTGGTAAGAGGGTCAAGGGCATCAACTTGCTGTTTACCGATGTTGATGTGCATACAGCGCAGTATGTTGGTGCGCCATTTGTCTATGGTTTCGAGAAGGCAGGTTCTGGATGCGGTTTGATTTCTACCCAATCAGTTGCCGCCATTGATACAGCGGCTATCTGGATGAGCAAGTCGGGATTCTTTATCTATGACGGCTACGTCAAGCCATTGCCATGCGATGTATCTGACTATGTTTTTAGCAATATCAACTTGGATCAACGATCAAAGGTGGTTGCGGTTCATAACAGCAAGTTTGGTGAGATTTGGTGGTTCTATCCTAGCAATGCGGGACTTGAGAATGATTCGTATGTAACGTACAACTACCGCGAATCACATTGGAACATTGGCTCTTTGTCTCGTACAGCAGGCACTGACGCTGGCGTGTTTACGCTTCCCTTGATGGTTGACGCTGACGGCGAAGTCTATGAGCATGAGGTGGGTTTTGATTATGACAGCGCAGTGCTTTTCGCCGAGTCTGGACCTTTGGAAATTGGCAACGGCGACAATGTGTTTAGTATTCGCCAAGTCATTCCCGATGAGCAAACACTTGGTGAGGCAACAGTGTCTTTTAAGACTAGACTATTCCCTACAGGTACAGAGTCAACATTTGGTCCATTTACGGCGGCTAATCCTACCAGCGTAAGGTTCTCAGGTCGGCAATTCAACATGGTGGTGACAGGTGATGTGTTGGCAGACTGGCGCATTGGCGTGATGCGGTTAGACATTGTTGCCATGGGTAAGAGATAAAATTCAAGGTATTAAGGGGATAAAAAATGTTTGATATGCTCAGTGGTCAATATAAAAATCTAGCCTCAAAGGGTAGATATGGTGACACCATGCTTGCCCATATTAACCCTCAAGAAGCGGGATTGTTGAGGTCTATGGGTGGCGCTGGAACTATAAATCCCCAAACTGGTTTGCGTGAGTTTTATGGAATTGGGCAACTTCAGTTTCTGCCACAATTTACGCCAGAGCCATTGCCATCATTAGGCCAAGCGTTAGCCCCCGAAACAGTGGCAGATCTTCGTACCCAATTAGACGTAGTTACACCTCCACCAGCGGCCTATGTGGATGGAAGGATTGGTGCAAAACCAGCAGCTCCACAAATTTCATCAGAATATGCACAGTATGCAGATCGTGCGCCAGCGACAGGCATGGGTGGTGGTAGGCAAGTTGAAGGCTACACACTACCAACGGACAAAAAATTTCAAGATATTCCGCTTGTTGCTCAATATGACACACAAGGTAATTTTAAGCAGTTGACACTAGAACCAGGTAAGTTTTTAACTCCTGACCCAACCAAGCCAAACATCCAATCAGTTCCAAGAATAAATAAAAAAGGCGAGATTACTGATTTTGGGATTGTTGATACAGATAAGTTAGAAGATGGTGGCTTTACCAGCATGATTAGGGAATTGGGTACTGAGCTTGGCCCAATAATTTTAGCGGCGGTAGGTTCTCAATTAGCCACTAATCTTGGTTTTGGCGGTACTGCGGCTGGTGCAAGTAGTGGCACAGGCTTAAGTCTTGGGGGTGGCGGTCTTGGTCTAACTGCCGCTCCTGGAGCTGGACTCAATCTTGCCGCCACTACTGGTGGAGGTCTTGGTCTAACTGCTGGATCAGCAGGAGCTGGCGCTATTGGCGCAGGACTAGGTACAGCACTTAATGCAATAAATACAGGTATTAGTTCTGGCGCTGGTGCTAGCACTGGTCTAACTACTGGTGCTGGCACTGGTCTAACTACTGGCGGTGGTACAGGCCTTACTACTGGCGGTGGCACTGGTCTAACTACTGGCGGTACAGGTGTTGGTACAGGCACTGGCGTTGATTACGGCCTTACCACTGGTGGTGGCGGTACAGGGACTGGCATTAATCTTGGTGGTACAGGG